CTATATCTTGATGTTTGTGCAGTCCTATCTCCTCTATGTTTCCCATAAGTACCTGCAGCCTTATGTTTCTTTTTATATTCTCTTTGCGATTTTTTCATAATCTCACCGTTCCGGCTAAAACAGTGCCGGTATCTTCTTTAGTGCCTGTAATAACCTCTATCACCTTATAATGATTATTATAAAAAATATTTTTAAGGTTAAACTTGAAATTTAACATAGGTGACATTGCCTTAAACTGACTTAATCCGTTTAAACTGTCTTCAGCCGGATATGTCACTTCCCAAGGTGTCGTTCTATTACATAAACGTATATCAGCCATAAACCCCTCTGGTGTCTTGATTATTTCAAGCATAGTGTTATTATCTGGCTTTCCAATAAACTCCGCACCGCCAAATATATAAACTTGTAGAGACGGTAAAATCTTAAGATATGCTGGTTGAACAAATCCGCTTTCACCTATTTGCATATTTCTAATTCTTCTGACAATCCTTTCTATTGGCATTTTTTCAGTCATTTTATACCTCCAACATAAATATGACCTTCTTTTCTTAACTCTTCGACTTTTCTAAAACCGTCCTCAAATCCAAAATAACCAATAAATTTTTTTACAGTAGGATTGATTATTTTATTTTGCAACTGAAGCCTAAAAGTTTTTTCGAGTATTCTAGTTGCCGATATATAGATGCTTTTATCTTTATTACCTTCAATGACTAATCTATCGAACATATCGGCTGCAGCCTGCATATCCTCCGGACCAATTTCTTCGACTTCTTTATACATTTTCCCCTTCCTTTCTTTATTTCTAAATTGTCTCATTATTTTTACCTATTTTTATATTAATAGAATTTTTTAAAAAGCGTCGCCCGAGGCAGGGGAGAATTGAAAAGGGTATTAAGCCCCGGGCAACAATTTAATTAACTAGCCAATAATTTCCATTCACTAGATGTAAGATTTAAAACTTGACCGCCTATTTTTTCATACTCGTAAGACCTGTCTTTATCTTCTAGCGACTGTGCAAGTGCTGTAATACCGTTTACTAAACCCCACTTATTATTACTATGTCCTTCCTCTATCATGTGGCTCAATACCCCTTCTGTGTCTTGCTCCGTCATATTGAATCGCTTTGTTACATTTTCGACTGTTTTAGGGGTGTTTTCGATTTTTATTTCTGAAGCTTCACGCATTAACATTAGTTGATTATTGAAATATGTTTCGCTTAATGCCTCTTTAACGACATCCCTCAATTTAAGTTTAAAAGCCTGTGTTTCAGCTAACAGCGTGTCGTTTCCAAAGATACGGTAGTTATCATCAGCATTATCAATTCTACGCCCTACATGGTACCTTCGTAACACTGATGAGGTAATTAAACCATTAGTGCAAACCAAACGCCAAATCATACTCTTAACGTCTACTGCACCGGCACCAACTTCTGAATTTGTTATAACCATTCCGGCTTGAACAACATCACCCTTTTTGACTTCGCCTTCTAAAGATGGAAGCTTAAATTGAAGATACATTTTCTTTTCTGTTAAACTTTGGCTCATTACATCTAAATCGCCACGTTCTTGTAAAACAGGAAGTAAAGAAGATAATATTTGATAATTATCGAAAGGTTTGAATTTGTCGGAAACGACTGCCCTTGCCTTATCACCTAAAGTTCTTAACATGAATTTTTGATTATCTGTACTGGATTGTAGCAATGAATTTACATTTTTAGCCCTAAGATCATCAATATCTTTAATGCGGTCATAATATTGTTTAGGAATTTTTAGCTTTGAAGCTAATTGACCGTGAGCGTGATTTGTTAGATTATAGGCATCATGGCTATTATCACCAACTATCATGAGTTCATCACCTTGCATATTCATGACTATTTTTTCTTTTGGTACAACATAATCATTTTTTATTGCTTCGTTCTTTTCAACTTCTTTTGCTAGGTCTACCAGGCTACTAAAATTACTTTTCATGCTATATCTCCTTTTTTGGTTTTTAATTTCTATTTTTAAAACTGATGAAACTTTATTAAGGATGTAAAATAAAGTAAAGCCTTTTTTTTATATTATTTTATATTATTTTACAAATGACTTGAATTGTGTTCGTTAAGAAGCAAAAAAAAATAGGAACCTGTGAAATACAAGTCCCTATTTAGTGGAATATTATCGCTTTTTAGCTATTTTTCTGTGTTTTTCTTTAAATTGTCAGTTAATCCTATTTCTATTTTAAGACCATCTGGAAAATTCATATTTGACAAACTATCTAATGTAGCACAGCCTGATAAAACAGCGACTGTCACAACCGCAACACTTACTAAAATTAATCTTTTCATTTAATTATCTCCTTTATTAACATTTTTACAAATCCAAAGGGAATTGTAAACGCAGGGAACAACCAAGAAAACACAAGTTTACTTATTGTATCTGCTCGTTTCAAATTATAGTTGAAAATAGTGTCAGCCAAAAATCTTTCTTTTATTGTCTTAGCTTCCCTAGTCATAAAGTCATGTATAATTCCACATTCTTTTCTAAGCTTATAACTATTGACATACTTCTTAAATCCAAATAACTTTGGAACGCTACAACCATCACTATTACACCTAAAAGAAATAGGTATAGGTGGAGAAATAAAACTGTAATCATTGAAAAACAATCCAGCGTATTTTCCTGAAACTATCAATGCCCATGTATCAAGGGCTGCTAATGTAGGTTTTGTTTTCATTTTATTTACTCATTATAATACAAACGCCTAGACTGCAACAAATTGAACTCAACCCTGTAATTAGGAAAGTAGCCCAAACAGGTAAACGATTTCGTACTTTATCTAAAACTATGTTTATTTCTTTATCCTGACTATATAGTGTAATTATATTGGTTTCATTTACACTTACCCTAGAATTAATGTCATCAGATTTGTTCAAAATAATTCCTCCTAGTTTAATTGAGTTTCGTTCCCTAAAGCATCTTGATAATATAAATTATTGTCAGTTTTGCAATATACTTTTCCATAACCTGTATCATTTGAAGGTGGTGACATATAATCTAAACTGACAGCACCTTCTACCGTTAATTTTTCATTAGGAGCCGAACCACCTATATGCGTTTCACCTTCCGGTAAATTTACTTCCGTTATACTCGCCCCTGATCTGACTATCCTTAACCCTACTGAAAAACCGCCTGACCAAGTATCATTACCTATAAGTATTTCATAATCACCTGCATTGTTTTTCATACCCCACATCAATTCCGTAGCGGTACCGCCCAAATCATACATAAGGAAATGATCTGCGGTTGCAGTAGATTTTATTGAACCTAAAACATTGTTATCCCATGAAGTGCTTAAATAATTCCCAATATTTGAGCTATATGTACCCAAAATAGTAAGTGTACCGCCATTAAAAATATTTCCAGTAAATATATTATAATTAGCTGTACTAGCCTCTATACAATCAGCATTTACAACCATATTACCGCTAAAATTCGTATACCTTGCTGTATCAAGTTCAACATTGTTTGTCGTATTATTATAAAAAGTATTCCCTGTGAGGGTACAATAATCATCTTTAACGATAATACCCCTGTCATTTTCTCTAAAAATAGAGTTACTGATAATCGCATAATTTGAATCTAAATAAACACCTGTGCCGACGTTATCATTTATTTGACAACCGTCTATAATTAAATATTCATTTTTATTATAAGTAATTCCATTCTCTCCGTTGTCCTCAATAATAGAACCAGAAACTATATTCCTATTTGAAGATGATGCTGCACTATCAAATAATATGCCGGCAGTGGTTGTATTTGCTCCGCATCCCTTAATTCCACAATTCGTAATAATAACCGAGTCAGAACCAACCCTTATACCATTACTTCTAAAATTAAAAACATTTACTGATTCAATTCTGGTTTCACCGCCAACAACACTGTCAACCATATAAATACCTATTTGGTTTCCTGAAGCTTGATTTGATTCGTTACCATCTAAATATAAATCTTTGATAATTGAACCAACATTTGCTGCAGGAATATAAATGAAATTCATTGTTGCGTTTGTCGAATTAGGAATAGTGATTATTGTCCCATTTCCACAACCCTGTAAAAAAGTATTATTAACATAAACTTCTATTGCACCACCTAAATAATAATGCCCCTCTAAAAGTAAAATTGTACCACCCACAACAGGCAAATCAAGAATAGCGTTATTGATCTGCTCTTCATCATCTGTGCCGTCACAAATATAATCAGCCCTTGCAGTATTGTCAGTCGTATCATGTGCAGCTACGGTATAAATAGCCCTACTACTTACAGCTAAACCATTAACCGTCAAATCACCAGCAATATCCACGTCATTAGAGAATGTTGCAGCCCCTGTATTTCCTTGAACTTCAAAAAAATCTGTGCCTGAATTACCTACCGAAAAGTTATTTGTTGAGGCATTACCTAGAAGGACTTTCACACTGCCATCACTCGCTGCTGAAGATATCGTTTGTAATTCAACGTCATTTGCATCAGTAATATCGTGGTCACCCATATCTAAATCACCAGTCATAGTGCTACCGCCTAGAAACATATACGTTTTTAAATTAGCCATACTGGTTTCCTTGAGATTGTTTGTATCACTATTATCAGCAAGCATAATCAAATCATCATCAACTGGTGTGACGCTTGCCGTATCGGTTGGGAAAATAACAGATGCATAAACCAATGCAGGTAATAAGACAAAAATTAAAAAAATATAAATTAAAGCTTTAGTGGTCCTTTTCATTTCCTTATGTCCTTTCATCATTGAAATTTTTAAATACAAACGTTCTTTTACAATTCCTTACTACTGTCCACCTCAAAATCTTTATAGGTTCTTTTAAAAAAGCACAAAAATCACCGCAATTTGAATAACAATATTTATTATCAGTCCCTTTTTCTGCCTTTATTAAAGGGCAAACAATGGTTTTCATTATCCCTCGTCTTTGTACTATCAAAAATCCTTCCTTTGTGATTAATCCTCTCATGCCTTTTTCTCCTTTTTTGGTTATGATTTCATAATAAACGCTAGTGAATAAAATTCAGGTTTTGGTAATGTGATTGCATCACCGCTTCCTGTATTTCCTACCGTATGCGTATGATCAATATTTGTAGCTATTGATAATGTATGAGTGTGTGCTCCTCCACTTGTGGCAGAAATTGTATGTGTATGTGAACCACCGCTACCAACCGTAATTGTATGTCCATGCGCACCTGCACTACCTGTAGATGTACCTGTGTAAGAATAAGCAGCCCCTGAATCAACATCACCACCACCAGACAATCTATCATATCCATGCGTATGATTTCCAACGCTTGAAGCTGAAGCAGAGTGACCATGACTACCACCTGAAGCAGCACTACCGGTATGAGTATGTGCACCATTTGAAACTGCTGATCCTGTATGAACATGAGCACCGTCAGAAGTCAAAGTATGATTATGTATAGGTAGTTCAGCTTCAGCGATTGTCAAGCTATAAGAACCGCCAGTTGTTCCAGGGTTAGTTATAGCCGTAGCAACTGATTTAATAAATTTGTCAAGTAAATTTGGTGTGCTATTATTTCCGTCACAAATAACAAAACCGCTAGGTATGGCAGAAATTAATCCTGACCACATCATAATCATACCGCTAGGTAAAGTATATCTATTCCTAATTCTTGGCCTTATATCAGAGTAAATATAACCTTCTGTTGGGTTGGCGCCTTTATCTTCATAATCAACTATTTGAACCATACCAACTCTACAATAAATCAAACAAATCAATAACATTTCTGAAGAAACACTAGCCCAAAGAGGAACTGGTGTAATTGCCTCTGCCCCTGTTATCCAATTAAAATCACCATTTTCATCAACATATAAAATATCTATTCTTGAATTTGCTGCAGGTGGTGTTACTAAAGGACTTGATTTTTTAATAATATCGAGGGGTTGGTTCGATACATAAACTTGCTTGTAATAATCACCTAAATCTGTGCCCTCAACAGCTACATTAAGACCGCAAATTGTTTCCAATAGGTCTATCTTATAATTTTTGCTTGCGTCTGTTTTGAACCCGTATTCAACGATATCATCTAATTCAGCATCAGTACCATTATTTCCGTCAGCAGTGGTCAAATCTAAAGTTTCTTGCGCCCAAGTATCAACAGTGCCGTCAGTTGTCATAGCCCAATAACTTATATTACCACTACTATCCTTTAAATAAGCTTGTAGTGCCTGTGTAGCCCCTGTAGTTCCTTGATGCCAAAGCTTCATTTCAAGGAAAGTATCTAAATCTTGACTTTCTGTTTTCGCTATTGTTCCTGACAAAGCAGTTCCAGCAATATTTATAGAATAATTCCCTTCATGTACTACGGAAGTTCCTGAAACTCCGCAAGCTGTTGGTGTCCAAACCTCTTCAGCACTAGCTTTACTAGGGTATTCAAAATCATCTAAAATCATGGAAGCACGTGGACGTAATGACATAAGGTCGCCCTGATGCAATGATCTTAAAGTATTTCTTAAATTCATTAAGGACATACTGCTCTGTGGCTGGTTTCTATCATAAGTGCTTTTTTCCATTACAATTTCCTTTCTCTTTTTTTATTTTATCTGCTCTTATTTTAATAATTTTTTCTTTCTTTATTTTAGCAATTTTTTTCTTCATTACTTCTTTTATTTTTTTTTGCGTGTCTTTTTTTTCTTTTTTAGCCTTTTTTTCCTTACTTTTCCAAATATTTGACTTGTGATCTTCTTTACTTTTATCTTTTTTAATTATTGGGGAACCGCAAACAATACATTTGCCTGTACATGCCTTATTACCGTTTCTTAATACGATATGTTCACAACCTACGATTTCTTTATTTACAAAACACTTATTGCAATATCCCAACATTTTAATATCCTTTCGCATCAAAATCAATTTCTGCATTACTTACAGGGATTGTTTTTGCTACATCCCCCCATACTCTTATAAATACAGACGTTTCGGTTTTTGTTATCTCCAAGAACCCTAAAACACCGTTCACAATATTCGCATTTATTCTAGGGGCATAAGCAAAGGCACCATTAAAAAATATAGTTTTTCCACCTGAAGGAATTGCAATATCTCTACCATAATCAAGCTTTGAAATTGGTACGTTTACATAAATAATACTATCGTACAGATACATATTGTAGGCACTGTCTGTAGTTGAAAGTAAATATTTGAATTTAATGTATCTTGCGTGATAACTATAAGAAGTGTCAACTGTAGCAAAAGCTGTCCATGTAATATTGTCTTCAGAATGACTTATTTGTATCGCTACCGCACCACCAGAAACATTTTTATAATCATTATCAATAATAATATTAAAATCAAAAATTATTTCTAAATCAATAAAACTGTCATCCATTTCATAATATCCTGAAGCTTCAACAGGTCTATCTAATATGAGACTACCTGCGGCCTCTGCAACCTCCCAGGTATTTCCTTCAGCTTCTAACTCTTCCCATGTTTTAGAAGTTTTAAGGGCTAATACAGGTCTCATATAAGTATTGTTATAATCATTACGCCAAACTTTTTCAACATTTGATGTTTTCCAAGATAAATCTTCTTGCCATAGCCTGAACTCATTAATGAAATTCATTTCAGGTGGTAATGTCACATTTATTGTATCTAAAGCAAAACCAGTACTAGGATTTTCTGAACGATCAATAGCTTTACACATATAAGTCTGCCAACCTATTTGACCTACTGTAGAAATAAATTCAGTTGAATCCACTAATTCAGCAACAAATTCACCGGTAGCCCAATCATTACCTCGTTTAATTATATATCTCGATAAATCCAAGTCAGTGTTTGCCGTCCAAGAATGTTTTAATAAATTTCCTTCTTGCGAGACATCATAATCCTGAACATCTGCAGGTGGTGCAGATTTGCCTTTAACTAATACGGTATCAGAAGGACTTGAATCAATAGAATTAGATACTTGACCATCAGAAGAAACAACAGCTACTTCATAAGTCAATAAATCAATCATATCACCTACAATATCAAAATTTTCTTCTGTTGTTTCACCCCTTAAAACCCAAGCGTCAGTATCCTCTTCTCGTAAATAAATTAAAGCTTTTTTGTATTGGTTGATATGGCTATTCACAGGGTTAGGCTTCAAAAAAGATACACCAATATATTCCTCAATAGTTCCATCACTTAGCAGTGTAATGTCTTCAATAAGCGTTAATCCTGTGACATTAGCTACACCAGTTGTAAGTGAAGAAAAATTATTATCATCTACAATAAAAATACTATCATCATAAACATCATTATTCATTTCCAGTAAGTTAAAATCTATTTCATCATTTTTTGTTCGAGATAATCCCAAAATTCTATAATCTTTTTTTTCAGAACCATCTTCGCCTAAAGTCCATTCGTCATACTCTCTAGGAACTTGTGAAAACGCTACACTAACAGTAATTTCATCAGTCACGCCAGCTACATTGGTGACGACCCTTTCCTCTCTAGTATCATCACGAAATTGAACGATTATGTTATATATTTTTCCGGCAGCTAATGTTAAATATTTGTCAAGCCTAACCAAAGAATAATCATCATTGAAAACCTGTATTTGATCGTCATCAACGTCGTGAACTGCTGAAGGTTTTATGTCATATAAATCTACCGCCCTTTGTTTCCTGCACCTCCCACCACCTAAACCGAATTGAGGTACGTCATGCTGTATTGAAATTACTTGACCTGCCTGTGCTATTACACCACTGATACCAACTCTAAGCTTCATACTTTGTATCAAATTCATGTGTATTTTTTGAAGCTTTCTACATTCCCTAGTTGCTTGACTTTTACTTGTTGTCAAGAATTGATATGACTTTGTGACAATAGGGTTTCCGTCAGCTATAGCAGTAACAATATCAGCTTTACTTCTATATGAAGCAGTATCCCAAGTATAGTCCAAATCTTTATTTAAAAATTTAGCCTCTACAATGTGAGGCATATTTTTTAAAGATTTCCAGTCCATAGAAAATTTTTCATCTTTATGGCTACCCATAGTGAATAATTGAACTGAATCATCTTCTTTATCCATTCTCAATTTTATTTCATCTTGGGAATAAATAGGCATTCCCCCAAAATTAGAAGCTAATTGCATAAATAATTGAATAGCCCCAGAAGGACTATCAATATTACAATCCATTCTATACCTTTTTTCATATCCCCCTGCACCATCAGATACTTTGTTTTCGCAGTATTGTGATATTTCAATCCATAGGTCTAAATCCATATCAGTAGAAACAATATGCTGCCCTGTGCCAAAGCGTTTATGCTCCATAAGGAACTTCATATCCCATGCAAAACTACCGTTCCATTCGTCCCTAAAAGTGGTTCCATCCCAAGTACATACAGCATCATCAGAAAGCCTTTTATATTCTTCACTTGTTCCGTCATAATAATAATCTTCCCAATCAATAGCGGAACCCAAATATTTAACGTCAGGAGCGGGTACAATCAACCCCTTAACTGTTTGAGTGAATTTAGGCATAGAGTTACTTAATTGAGGACTTGCAATAGCCTTGTAAGCAACTAGGGCTACATTAGGATATATAAACGCATTACTTGTTGTTTCGTCTAAATAAGTCCAAACTAAATCGCCTTGTTTTGTAGGACTACTGCTACTGTCGTTTGAAGTTTTTGTTTGTCTTATCATCCACTGTGCAGCATCTAAACCTTCAATGTCATATTGCCTGCTGATCGTAGCGTGTGTTTTTTCAGTCACAGAATAAGTACCTAAAGTTATCCAAGAAACATCAGCAACTTTTTTATATTCTATTTTTGTTGTGACTGTCCAAGCTTTACTATTCCCTATTGAGTCATATTGATAACAACCGCCAGGTAAATTATTATGCACTACAAAACCTGTAATATTTTTGGCGATTGTCGTGTATGTCCTTGTATCGTTTTTATTTAATTCTTCATTTACGTCATTCAAATCATGCTCTAATTCAAAACCTTCAATAAGTGTTTGGTCATTGGTTCCCATTCTCTCTTCAACGGTCACACCTTCAAAATTAGCTATTGGTTGATCATTTATTTTATGACTTGCTATACTTTTAATCTCACCCTCACCTAAACCTATGAGAACATAAAGCCATGTATCTTTTCCGTCAGTCTTAATATAATAATTAAGAATTACTCCACCAACTTTCATTTCACCAAAAGTCAAACCAATACAAGCGCCTTCTTGTTGAACCGAAGTCACACCACTAAAAGTATAAGAAGGTGACCTATCAATGTACGAATCAATTTCTGGCATTTTCGTTATTGCAGGTTGCCTAGTTGTCATTGCTTGAGAGTGTGTTCTAACAGGTGCTGGTGGTGGTGGTGGTGATGGCATTGGTGGTGGTGCTATAGGTGAATGTGATCTTGTAGCTAAAAAAACACCTGCTACAAAACCAACTACACCAACTATCGCAGTAACAGGGTCTTTTATATCTGCGGTTATGATTATCTCTTCAAAATTATTTACACCTTCTTTCAAATCTTTGCAATGGTGCCCTGAAATAATTATATGGCAATTCTCATAAATAAAGCCTGATTCTTTTAAAAAGAATTCAACAGTATGATTCGCAATATAAGCAATTTCTTTTACCCCTCTACCTGATTCTCTTAAAGGGTTAGGAATGTTTCTGACTATTATCATAGCGGTAAATTCCTTCTATTTTTGTGGCATCAACCTCATAAATTTTTCTAGTTGTAACACCGGTTTCTTTACATTCAATAAAAGTCTTTTTATGTAAATATAATCCAGTATGAGAAATAACACCATTTTCACCCCAGAACAAAATCACATCAAAGAAAGTGGGTTTTTCAATCGTTATCCATTGTCTTTTATAATCTCTAATAAATTTGGATATTCTTTTTCGCTCTTCATTATCGTATTTACTCCAATGCTTGCTATAATTATGAATATCTAATAAATCAATATGTCTATAATGCTTAAAACACCAAATAAGAAGTCCCCAACAATCCAATCCAGATAAATCACGACCTTCCTCTTTGTAAGGAATTCCGAGTAAATCATTAATCATTATTTTAGGGGTTACATTAATCATTTCTTATAGAGGGTGCAGCGTTATATCTCGCTTGGTTTCCTAGTGCTTGACATCTTGTCAAAGAACCATCACATTCTTCGTCAGCCAATATAGTATATCCACATTCAGTACCGCCAAATCCAGGACTAAGTTTTAAACATTGACAATAATTTCTATCGTGATTTCTGCGCGGTACTATTACATTCGACAAATTGAATTTACCTGTAACGTGCAAATATACGTCTTGCTGGTTACAAGAATAACTATCAATTTTATATGTGTTCAATTTATAAGAACTAGTATCAGATAGTTTGTTTTTAAAAACACTAATCACGTCAACTTTTTTTCCATGCCAACCATAATTTAAAAGATAAAATATTATACCTCTTGAAACATTAGAAAGCTTAATTGTTGATCGTAGTAGCTGCATGAAAGTATTTTCTTTCATATTCCCTATTTCTATAGGTAAATAGTTATACGTTATTCCGTCGTAAACAATAGCAGTTTTTTGGTTGGTATAATGAACGTCGGTACCATCATTTTTATAGTCGTATAAAGTGAAAAGACGTACTGGTTGATTTGTCTTTTGATTTTTTTCTTCAATATAGGTCGCATTAGTCATTTGATTACCCCGAAACTATTTTTAGTTTGAATTTTCCTTGAAACAATGCGTTTTTATAGGATAGTTTATAGGTGCCTGGAACATATCTGACATTGTACTCTACGCTGTCAAAAGGTGATGTAAATGTGAAGCTAGTCAATGCACCATATTTAGCTTTGAATTGGTCAAAATATGTTTGCAGCTTTGTATATAACATTGGAGGGGTTTTTATACTAAAATCTCCGTTCATATCAACAGAAACTAATCGACGCTGCTCTGCCTGATTAGCATAATTTGTTATTAAAACTTTAAAACTAGGTGCGTGATCAATACTTTCTCTTACTAATTCAAAATCAGACATGACTAACCCCTTCCATTCTTCTCTTCATTGCCTTGAATAACATTAATTATTGTTTCTTGTCCTATTTCACTAGCCATAGCCTGTGCAATAGCTTCATCACCCACAACATTAATCATTGTGATTTCTCTTTTACCGTCGCTATCAGCTGAATCAGCATCATAAGCAGGCACTACCTTTTCTTTTTCGTGGAGTTTGTATAGCCCTGTATATGGAACACTTGATATTCCTTTTGCGTTTCCACCGATACCGTTCAAAGTAGAATTAACAGCCTTATTCATTCCTACCATGCTAGCCAAACCTGTAGCACTTGATGTAGCGAAACTAGCAGCCCCTGAAGCTGCTGAAGCTCCCCAGGTGATTAAAGACATATAGAAAGCGTTTTGTGCGAGTATCGGGGTTGCTGCTGCTTGTGTAGCTATCATGGTAGCCATTGCTACCTTTTCAGCAGATGCTCCCATTATCAAAGCAGTTATTTTACTTGCTAACATTTGAGCAAAAATTTGAACGATTGTAGTTAATACGGCTTTTCCAAAATCTTTGAATGCCTCTGAAGCTGTCTTTGTACGCATTACTATATCAGTAAACATATCAGTCAAATTATCTCTAAAAGACAATCCTATTTCATTAAATGTTTTAATAAAATCGACCCTGCTTTCATCAACTATTTTCTTATAGTTATTCCATTCATCACCAAGTTTTTTAATATCAAGCTTTCCACCTTGACTTGCTTTAGCAATATCTAATTGAAATTTTAACCATGATCTACTAGCACCTTCAGCAGACTGTTTGTAAGCTTCCCCAAGTCTATTAACTGAAGAATATTCAGCGTCATGTTGCTGCATAAGAATAACCTTATCTTGTATTCTTTTTTCCATCAGCATTTGCTCTTCTTTCATGGCGTCGATTCTTGCTTGATCTTGCAAACCATATTCCTGTGCAAATTCTGACCTTTCGTCTTCCTCTGTTTTACCGTAAGCAGGGACATCCAACGCTGAAGAAAGCCCAAAAACACCACCAAACGCATTAGAAATAACGCTTGCGTCATTCATTGTTTTTACTATCTTTGTTGTCACCGTCAATAATCCTTGCAAAAACCCAATAGCTTTATTGCTTTCAGTGCCGGTAAAAAAATCCCCTATTTCTCTTTTAAATCCTTTCCATGCTTCAGAAAGTTTCGCAATACTAAATGCCCCAGTTGATGCCATCTTGTTAAAAGCTTCACCTGTCTTACCTGACCTATCTGTTATTTCAATATAATCTTCCTCATATCCGTTTATATCTTGTAAAAGTGTTGCAATAGCTTTCATTGCCCTTATATTTGGAAACATTCTTAATACAGCTTGTGGATCTGAACCTTCAATTTTTTTCAAAACCGCTAGTAATCCATCATTTGCTAAAGTTACACCATTTAATTGATCTTTTAATTCTTTTGTAGGGTCCATCATTTGAACAATCATGCTTCTTAATGCAGGCATAGCTTGATGCGTACTGATACCAGCCTTTGTTAATGCAGCAACTGAAGTTCCTAAATCCTCTAAAGACATTCCGGCTAAATTAGCTTGTGAAGCGACTTGACCTAACGCAGGTGCTAATTCAGCAAAAGTCGTTTTACCTTCTTTAACGATAGCAAAAAGCCAATCAGATACATCACCCGCTTTTTTAGCTTCTAATCCATAAGAATTTATCATTGTAGTTATGATATCGGCAGCAACACCGGTATCTGTCATACCAGCCGTAGCAGCCTTTGATGATTCGGTTAAAACATCCAAAGCACTTGAAGCGTCAACACCTGCTGAAAGAATATCGTACAATCCTTTTGAAAGTGTTTTAGTTGTTTGACCGTACTCAACAGCTAAACCTTTTAATTGTTTTTTATACAAAGGCAATATCTTCATTGATGTTTTAGTCAGCATTGTAGAAACACTAGCCATTTGCTTTTCAAATTTGATCGATTCTTTTATACTGTTTTTTAAGAAGTTTATTGAACCAATGGCTAACATCATCACGCCCATTGTCTTAATTGTTGAAGATACGCCACTGACTGAAGCTTTCAAACTTTTTGTGTCTGCTTTGGCTGAAGCAATAGATGAATTCCATTGACCCTTTTTGAGTATCAAATTACCTACTATTGAGCCTGCGTTAAACATTTTATCCCTTGCCTTTCAGGATTAAATCATCCCAATTATCCTTATAAACTTGCTCTTCACTTGTATCAACCTTAGATATTTCTGACTTTAATTTTGCAACTACCCTTGCATATCCTTTAACTTCGGGGTGTCCTATTCTAGTTGACTGTATACTAAGCAAATAATCATTTAAAGATTTCTTTGTTGCTTCATTACTCCAAAAATTAAGCTCTCTAAGGTCAATATTTAACAGCTCTTTATATCTGAAAAGCCCAGGGAACGCAGATGCGATAAGAGCTATTACTTCGCCCCTGCGTCTACGTTTTTTGATTCTTTTATTTGTCCCTGAAAGAACTTCATGACATGGGTCAACGTAGCACTTACTTTTCGGATACCAGCTTGCCTTATTTCTGCTTTAGGTATATTTGGCAAAAATACAGCTAATTGATCAACCAATATATCTTTACCTTTTTCAGCAGCAAAAACTTTATCAAGTGTTTCACTTGAAACTTTTTTAATCTCACATTTTTTGCCAGCAAATGTTACCTCTAATGACTCAAATAAACTTTCCTGTTCATCTGCATTAAATTTTTCCAAAACTTTTCTCCTTTTTTTGATTAAAATTGGTAGCGGAGGAGGGAATCGAACCCACAACCTCTTGGATATGAGCCAAGCGAGCAACCATAGCTCCTCTCCGCAACATTAATTATACTCCGATAAACCACATCAAACCACTTGAAGCATTAGGGAAGCCTTTAAAAACAACCTTATATACTCTCTGATCATCAACATTAAAAGCAACATCTAAGTCAACAGTTGGATATGCCAAAGGAACTGTTAACCATGTAGCACTTGTTAAATCTGCAAAACCTGCACCACCTTTAGGCTTTAAAACTAATTCAGCAGCATTATCAAATTGCGATAGTCCCGCAGAATTATCAACTTCAAGCTTTGTTCCTGAAACTGAACCGTTAGGAATTATAGCAGCTAATTGAGCCAAACTTGCTCTTGTTAGCATTACTTCCACTTCCAATACACCACCAACGAAAATATTATCAACAGGCGTTACACCTTTACTATCTTCATTAATAGGTCTATCTTCTGTGGTGTATCTAAAATTTACACCACCTTTAGTTTCTCCTATAGCGGTATCATCAAACAACACATTACAAGGTCCCAAGTCTTTTATCACTCCACTCATGACTATTTCCTCCTCTTAAATTTTTTGTGCTTTGAACACGAAATTACAACTAAAATTAAACAACATTTTATCATCTATCCCTAAATCATAAGGTGCATTAATAGCTTCAATAACATTAGCGTACCATGTATCGCCAGTACCTACAACTGGAAGCGTAATACCTGTCCTATTTGTAACAAACAAATCAAATAAAGTCTGTAAATTTGTTCTTGATGTATCATAATCTTCAGCTTTACTTAAAAACTGTATTCTTTTTTCAAGATAATCAGGTGAATAAAAATCAGGTGTCCCCCCACTATCTTTAATGATTATTCTATCTACGTTTATTGTTCCAGGGTCATATCCATAAAATAAATTTGTCCCTAAAGTCCAGTCAGTTAAATTATTTCCTACATATTGTGAAATAGATTTTAGCATTTCCTTATCCTTTGTGCAACACAGTGTTAGCTACTTCCAGCATATACTTTTTGCGGTTGTTAGCGATTTTATTTTCCAAAAATTTCTTTCCGGAGCTTGGTTCTGTCCAGTTTTTTATCCCTTTACCTTCGTGCATTCTAGCAGCATAAGGTGTGTTGAATCCAACAGTCGTAATATCTAATGATTTTTTATTATTAAAACCCATTTCCCTGTTAGGTGTGCCTTTACCGTTTAGGTCAGGACTAACAACAGCTAATTGACCATTAACAAAAACACTTCCTGAACCCCTTAAAGTCCCCTCTTTTAATGGTACCGTTGGTACTTCGTTTATAGCGTCATTCATTAAATTAAGACCTGCACGACCCATACCTTTTACCAATAATTCAGGAATGGCTTTTTTTGTTATTTTTTCAAATTTCGCATCAAAATCTATTGTATTTAAGAATAATGTCATAATTAGGCCACATCTACAAAAATATAACCAACTCCAAAATCTTTGGCTTTTCCTTTTGCGATAATTGAATGATCTATATCATCAAAAACGATTATGTCATTGTAGTCTATAGTAATATTTCTTAGGTATATTCTAGCTGAAGAAACAACTTGCTTGCCAGATAAATCGACAACCATTTTTGTTTTGTATTCTATCCGTGACTTTATGGTTGAACTTTTGTAAGTCGCTTTATTCCATTTATCAAAAGTGCCAGTCTTTAAAACTATTTCATCTATTAAATAAGCACCAATCATTTTAAAACACCTATTCCTTTTTTACTTACTTGCTCAAACTCTCTAAAAGATGTAATTAGCTTATATTTCCTTTTTATCCTATCATATTGAGTCTTTGTAGTGGAAGCACTAAATAATTGCTTAACCGTTGCAGCCGGTAATTTAGGCATTAACGAAAGCTTTGACAAATTATAATAAGTTCCATTAGCTTTTAAATGTGCCTCTGTAACAGGCGTTAAAATATGTAAACAATTAGGGTGGTAAGGCGGTTGTTCATCTAATCTTGGAAAATCCTTATTATTCCCTGATAAAGAATAAATCCTGCCTTGAAATTGAATGCAATAATTGCAACTACCGTAATGTGAGCTTATTTGAACTAAATCAACTCCGTATCTTAATGCGGTATTGATGGTACCATTTGTTGCTGCTTCTCTAGTCCTGGTTCTAGCAACCATTTGAGCATAATATTCAGGGGTATAATTTCTGCCTTTTATGTTAATGAATTGCATTTTATCCATCTTGCTTTTTAATCCGACCAAAATTTTATCTGAAGTGACCCTTCTTGTTGCCCCTTCAATAAAACCTTCAGCAACCATCCGATTAATTTCTTTATCTTGTAATATCATTTGCTGTGTTCGCCTTATATACCTAGAAAAACCATTCTTCATAGACATATTCGCTGCAATTAAATCAATGGTTGTATCATCTACTAACGTATTTACAGCTGCAGTATGAATTTGTGCATTAGGATTAACAAAACGAGTTACGTTTAAAGCTTTCAAGCTTTCGGCAGCAATGTCAACGCCCCTCATATAAGTAGTAGGTATTGCTTCAAGCGACCAAGCTCTACTACTTTTATTTAATGAATAAATTATTGAATTTACGTCTGTTAAAATTGTTTGGGTTCTTTGTCTCGAAAAATCAGTGATTGAGCCGTAGGTAAGGGTATGTACAAGCTCTTTTTGCTTCTGGCTATATAAAGTTACTAACGAGGATATTTGCTTCTTAAAATACGCTTCACGCTCTATTTTTGTTAGATTTGGCATTTTGACCATCTTTCTTTTGTAGCGTTTTACAAAGAGGACATTTTATTAGATTGTTTTTTCTTTCTTCGTGATCTTTGAATACACCACTGCAACTAATACATTTAGTATATTTGTCCATAACTTCCCCAATCCTTTAAAGGTTTTTTGTTTTACTTCTGAAGCTAAAAATTGTTTATGTAATACCTTTATTTCGATAAAATCAACTTCTCTCCTGTAACTTGGTGCATAAATCCTTTCGTATCTTTCTATATGCCTAATATTGTGTTTGGCTTTTAACCATTCAGTAAAAGTCAAATTGTATCCTCGTCTTCATCCCTTGAGATATTAACAACCCGTAAACTTGAATTTGAAATAACATAATCATCTAAAATCTGCATGACTTTGGGTGCAATAACAACACCGCCTAACATTCCTTTGACATACTCCTCTTTTACTATTCCCGCTTTAAATACACCTTGAGCTTGTATGCCTTTGCGTCTGTCAACATCTTCACCATAAGCCAAGATGAATAATGCTTGCTCACATTGAGCATCTTTCATTGCGGTTGTGATTGCTGTAAGGGCAGTAGGTAAAGAAAATTTCTTGCTCCAATTTATTTCTTTATATGCAGAAACAAGTGCTGATTCCTTTTGTGCTTTTGTTATTTTATCATCCCAATAAAAATCCGAGTTTACTCTTCTATCGAAATAAGTATCAGCATCAGCAACCGATATATATGTATCTGTAGCAACCGTTATAGTCATAAGAAAATACCTCCTAGCTTATTTCAACTATCCAATCTTTGTCACCGTCAACTGTAGCGTTATGCTCCGTGATAGGCACATAATCTTTTGGGTCAACCCAATATTTTAATTTCAAATTACGTTTTGTGCAAAAATCTCTTATTGCCCTAGCTGTGTCAGGGGTCACAAAATCATGCCCGCCTAAAAATCCACCGATCTTTATTTTAGGGTACCATGCTTCACAATCTGCTAAAGCCGCATCATAGCTATGATTTCCGTCAATATAAACAAAATCAAAGAAATTTACAGGGAATAATTCGGCTCCCTTTATTGAAGATTGAAGTACAATAGTTACCTTATCCAAGTGTGGCATTATCCTTTTACGCATAATCACTAAGGCTTCATCCATTTTTCCTTGATTGTAAGCTAAATTATTTCCTTCATACTGCCTATATTCAACGTATGGGTCAATTAAAAACAACTGTTTAGTCCCGAGGCTCAACATTCTGCCTGCGTTTCCACCTTGAAAAACACCAACTTCAGCCATTACTAAATTACCATTTGTTCTAGCTTTTACATACTCTTGTGATTGCCTTAATGACATAGCTTTTCTCCTTTTGGTTAAGTTAAATATTTCAGTGTTTCTTTTCTATAAACATCAAAACACTCTGAAGTTATTTCTATCAAATTATCTGATTTTTTGAATCTATCATAAAATTTATCTTGATGAAGACAACCGCAAAAAGTCACTACTTGTTGGGTTGCTTCTGGCACCTTTTCGACAAAAATATATTTAAAACCCGCATTCTTGAACCATTGAACGATACAACTTATATTTGCCCCTGTCCAGTTTGTTATACTGCCATTACAGACATCATCTTCATAAAACGCTGACAATGGGACATTAGGACCACGATTAACTGTATGGGTTCTCATTATGAAAGTAGAGTTACAAACTGAACGAGCTTTATCTATTGCTAATAAAGGATGCCTTAAATGGTATAGAAGCCCATAACAAAAAATTAAATCAAATGAACCGTGATCATGGAAATTCAAGTCATAAATACTTGCTCTTTGTCTTTTTACGTTTGAGTTTAATATTTCCTTTATTTCGAAAAACCCTTTATCCTTATCAGTCGATAATTTACCCCACTCACTAAAATCAGGTTTAATCTCCCCCCAATCGTAATTTTCATATCTGTCTACATCTACACCTAACACAGCACTTGAACCTTGTTTTTCAGCCCAAAACGCCCAAAACCCATCATTGCAGGCTATATCTAAAACTGTATTCCCGCTTAAATCAATATCAATAAGGCCAAGTCTTTTAGGTTGTTGCCTATAATCAATTCTACCTTCTGTAGCTTTTCCACCAGGTAAATCTATTGTCATAAATGTTTTCATTAGTACGATCTCCTAAAGTATTCGTCTGAAGTTGATTCTATTCTATCAACTAATTGCTTTGAATTCAACGGAATTGCATAATAGTTACAGATGAAGTATAAATACCTCTTAAGAATATCTTCATTTATTTTAAAATTCGATAATTTTGTGTGCAAATATTTAAAATCTGTTATGTCTTTCATTTCAAAGACTAATCTACTGTCACTACAAAAATGGTACCCTACTGTAGCAAATATTTTCCCCTTCATTAACCCTTCAAAAATAGTCGTTGATGAAAAAGAAGTGAAATATTTGAAAGCATTAAATAAAGTATCGATACTTTCATCAACTATAACCACATTTTTTAAATCTTTCAAAAAATCCATACAACACATTTTATCTTTTTTAATTGTTCTGTAAACAGGATGTATTTTTACAATGAATTTAGCACTGTGGTTGTAATTAGATAATGCTGTCATATAATCGACTAAACCCTTAATGTCGGGATTCTTTGAATAAATAAGGCTTTTATCATCAATCTCTTGTAATAATACAACTATGTTTTTTTCGTGCTTATTCAATTTGTACTTATTAAGTAAATCATCCCTACCCATTATTTTCGGTTGGTCCATTTTGGTCCTTTTTGGTCCTTTTATGTCCTCAAATATAGAGATTCTTTCAACATACTTGGATATTTCATTTTGTGGTGTAAAATGTGCATCTATCCGATCAATTACGTTCTTGACACCGCAGAATGCTTCGCTGAATAAAAAATCAATACTAAGCTCTTTGCAAATATCTTTAACCCATTCAGTAGGGTAATCAACGCTTAAAACAGTATCGACCCTTTCCTTTCTCAAAAAATGTTTTAAATCGTGAATACTGCTCTCATTCCTAAAAAGAACAATATACTTTTTTTGTAACTCTTTATTTTCTCGAATATATTTATGATAAACAGCTCCAACCTTATACACCAATAAAGTTTTTTTAGTCTTTACACTAATGCTTTTTTCAATAATCTTCTTACCTTTTTCACCAGTTAAGGCTTCAAAAGACTCTATCATTTTATTTTCGTCTATATCTTTGTAACAATCGTGACTAGGCTTTAAGCAATTACAAAAAGGTTCTGGTAAAGCACAAGCATATTTTTCTAGCCCCATACGTTTATCTAAAAACAAATCAGGATGTTGACATCCACCATAAACACCAAAAGTCATTGTTTGTTCGGCTATCGCCAAAGGTAATAAAAAGCAGTTGCCGGCAATAACTAAATCAGCTAATTTGACTAAACCACAAATTAATTCAAACGACAATTCGCCTTCGTGAAATTCTTTATCAATATTTTTTGGCTCTTCTAAGAAATACTCGTTATCCTCTCTTGTATCAGCGATAGAAACAAAGAAATATTTATCATTATATTTATCAACTAAAAGTTGTATATACTCCGGTTTTGGCTCCCTAGCGATACAATCCCACTCTTTACGCATAACAGGATATCTAACAATACAAAGCTTCTTACCTTCAAGTTCGAAAGTTGATATTAATTTTTTAGCTTCCTTTATCCATTCTTTTTTAGGCTTAAAGCTAAAATCATATTTATCTATTTTGTAAATCGCCTCAAATTGTTCTGTCATTGTTAAGTTCCATTGGTAACCATTCCAATACATAGGCTTTTTAATTTGCTTGATATTTTTAGGCAATTCTGACCATTTATTTTCTGGTGAGTCAGCTATTTTATTGTGAGTTATAAAATTCTTAAATGGGTTTCTCACAAATTTTATTCCCGGTATATCCCAATACACTTGGGGCGTAAATGTCATAAGGTATAAATTTTTCTTTTTAGCTATTTCCTTAATAAATGGACGTTGCCAAAAATTATCACCTATCCCTGCATAACCCTCCAAATAAACAGATTCTTTAGGTTGTTTAATTACTTCTTTAATCGGGATACGAGTGAAGCACCTCAACGCCCCTTTATTACCGACCACCTGGACCTTTATTTTTTCATCCCTTAAAATATCGGCAACCATTTCAAACCTACATATAAATTTTTTATAAATATTTGCTTCTTGTGTTTTAGGGTACCCTGCATGAAAATTAGATTGTTTCCCTTTATTACCATCCATATCAAAACCGATTAAATAAATAGGATTTGCACCTAAACAAACAGCAAGATTAAGGGCTGCGTATCCTGTGTTATCAGCGTAACAAATCCCCTTATCACTGTTAAAAGTAAGCATATATCTTTTGTTGGCAGGCTCTACCGTCAAAACATCTTCAGGATATTCAAAATCTTTTGTTTTTAAAGCTACTTTGATTCCCTTAATGATTTGCCATTTATGCAAGGCTTCTTTACCTAATTGACCGCTTTCAACCCATCCCCAAAACTGTGTGTCCATCCAAATATTTACTTCGCAATCGACCTTTTCAAATGCCCTATTACATCCAATAATATGTTCACCTTCAATTTTGCTAAAGTCAAAATCGTTTACGCTTTTACCACCACCAATAATAAAGCAGCGTTTACCTAACCAACTACTGTCAGGTAATACGTCACTCAATATTTTAGGCTTAAGAATTACTTGTGGCGGGGTTTCTTTTGTTATGTTTGGTTTGTTTATAGCTTGAGGCTTGTCATTATTGACTTGATTACGCTTGTTTTTCTTTATATCTTTAAAAAATATAGCACCCATTTTTTTGCTCCCTTTTTTTATTCTGGGAACTTGAATCCTGCCTTTTCAAACAATGCAATTTGCTCTTCAGTTAATTTAGAAAAAACACGATCAGTTACCAGTATTCTTTTGGTTTTTATGTCTACCTTAAATCTTTTTCCCTTTTCATCAAAATAAAATAATTCTTTTTTTCCGTCTTTATCGTAAACCTTTATCTTTTCTTTGTTTTTTTTATCAGCCATTTTTCACTATCTCCTTAAATGTTAAAAGCAGTGCGGAATACCACAGGAGAGAAAGGCATTCCACACTGCAAACCAAAAAAAGGGTACTACTATGCAACTGAACAACGACGAAATTGTGCAGTCTCACCTATAGCACCACCGTAACGCATCCAACCTGCAACTAAGTCAGCATATTCTAAAATCTTGAACATATTGAACAGAGTAAGATTCATTCTGTATCCAGCTTTAGATTTTTGCTTAGGAATACACACATAATACTTGTCAGTTGCTGACAGCATAAGCGTATAAACAGGCTTAAAACTAAAGCTTTTTTTCATAGGAGAACCCACAACAGCCTGATTAACTCTAGCTAAAGCTGCGGTAATCCTACCCCTTAAATCAACAGGGGCAACGATCAAGAATTGAGTGTTTGCATTAACCCCCATGCCTGCATTTTTTAGCGCCTTAACAATTTCTAAGGCAGCTGCATCCATTGTTCTGTAGTCACGATCGGCTGTGTAGCCGTCGTTGGTTGAAGCTATACCGGTTACAACCCAATCCACATTATGTGCAGCATTATTAGGGATAGCATCAATCAAATCATAGAACGTTTGCGCCCTTGTTGAATAAGCTTTGTTTCTAAACGCAATGGCATTATCTTCTAATGTCCAGTACTGTTTATCATCCATTAACTCACGGTCCCACAAAAGTCCACCACCATATCTTGCGAAGCTTACATTTGTTTTCTCACCAGTGAATTTGAATACTTTGGCTTTTCCACCAGATTTAACTTCAGCAAAAGTCAAACCACTTGAAACATCTAACAAAGAAAAACCACTTTCATTTGTACCTGTAAAATCACGAATATCAAAAACCTCTTCGTAACCTAAATCATAATCAGGTACTGCATGCCACTTTGCTAAAATCTGCAAAACATTATCATCAAAATCGCCTTTGGTAGCGAATGCCTGATAAGCTGCTTTTAATGGTGAATTAGCATTATCAGGTGCCTGCATGAATGCTTGGAACGCACCATGAAGTTTTGCTAAACCCACTTTAGGATTTTTAGCAATTTCTTCCATAGTCGCTGACCAACTTTTTATAATTTTACCTTTCATTTTCTTTCCTCCAATTAAATTTGACCTTATTGATAAAAAATACTAAAAACGATAATAACAGTAAACCTTATTATCATTTACGCAGCTACACTTCCATTCAGTTCGATTTCAACTGTAGTATCGGTAGCACCCGCAGCAACTAAACATCTACCGCAAAGAGTATTACTACTTGAAGACGCATTCACATTTTCATCCGCATGGTCAAAATAAACTTTTTCACCGATTGCGAAAGTAACACCAGTGGCTGCAGCCTTAGGTACAACGATTTTATCGCATTGATAAACGAATGCAACTGTATCACCACTATCACCTGCTTCAACATACTGACCAACTAAGCCATTATATAGATCCATTTGACCCGCTGTTACGGTTTCAGCAAGTTCGATCTCAACAGAACGATATCTGTCAGAACGCATCTTTAAAGCTGTTGAATTACTCATTTTTCTTCCTCCATTAAAATTAAATTACACTAATCACTTTTTCCCATCCCGGGACATAATTTGCTCAAGCATTACGCTTGTGATTTAAAACTATACAACTCCGTCAGCAATAAAATCATTATTCTTTGGGTCTGTAAGGTCTTTACCATCATCTTTTTTATCATCATCACCATCCCCATCCCCATCACCAACGCCTTTATTATCTTTCTTTTCTTCTTTCTTAACTCCCATTAAATCAGCCATTTCATCAAATTCTTTAACTTGACCATCAACGAAACGATTAAAATTATCTTCCAGTTTCTCTTCATCATCACCTGATTCAAAAGATTTCAAATTTTTCTCAATAAACTTAACTTGCTTATCATCCAATTTTCTATCTTTTTTGTTTTTAGCAAAAAGAGAAACAACATTGGCTTTACTGACTTTGGTATTCAATGCCTTTATTGTATTACCTGAATCATCAAGCTTTTTAGTAAGGTCAATTACGTTTTCCCTCTCAACCCCTAACTCGCCCTCAACTCTTTTGGCGTGTTCATACTCACCCTGTTTTGCCTTTAATGCAGGCTCACTACTAACGATTTCACTTGAAGTATAAACTTCAGTTATTTTGAACTTTCCCTCCCTTATTGCAGCCTGTATTTCAGCTAGTGTCATAGTACCATTCTCCTTTTTTTTGTTTTCGCCTGCAAAAGCTTGTATAGCTGCTAACAGCGTTGCCCCTGCAAAGGCGGGTTTGTTTTTATTCGCATCCCCTAAAGCTATTGCTGAAACGCCTTGAACGTCTACCGCTTCAGCTTTGCCATTATTTAATATGTATTCTACATTACTTTCGATTGAAGCAACATCTAATTTTTCATCTTTGAATTCAGGATAAATATAAGTGGCGGTCACGGTATGCAATTTATCGTCAATTACTCGCATAGTTTTACCTATTACTTCACCTATTTGAGTGCGTCCTGCGTGATCGTTTGAACCCTTAATATGATTTTTAAAAACAGATAGCCCTATTTTTATTTTATTATGAATCTGCTCAACCGCTTTTCTAAAGTATTGCATGGCAAGGGTACCGAGTGATATTTCACCACCGTTAGCTGTGCCTTCGTGACCAACTGAAAATACTTTAATAGTAGGACTATTATCTTTCTCTTTTATTTCTTTTAGCTTATCTTCATCAACAAATCCTAAAACTTCCGAATCTGCCATATTTTGCAAAACAGCTATTAAATTAAATTTTTTCATTTTTTAATATCCTTTTTATTTTTTTCGGCAGCTAATTTTTTTTCTTTAGTTTCATTCGCTTTCATATCAGCTAACATCAACTTGGCTTCCTCTTCCTTTTCTTTTAATACAGCATCACTATCAATATCAGGTATCATACCCAAAAGATATTCTAAATTAACGACTCCACCATCTAATAAAGGCAACCATATTTCAACTAACTGTTTTAATTTTTCAGCCGATATAAAAGGAATATCAACCTTAACAGCATCAGGATTTAAATTACCTTTAGTATTCGCATTATATATAACAATAGCTTTGCTTATAATCTCTTCATAACAACCTTCCCAAGCTGATCTTTCCTTAGAAGTGGAAGCGGTAATACAATCAAATAAATCTGTTGATACAGCCCTATTTGACATCAATTCAGGTAATCCTAAAAAATGCACCGGTATTCCAGTACCACCAGAAATAGATTTTGCATTTGCCATGATTCCCTTCACTATTGATTCAGCACCTGCCCCTGTTACTTCAACATAAGAAAACTCTGCGGTTCCTGCTAAAGCTTTTCCATGATTCCAGTTCATATTAGCTAATTTAGTTTGATAGTCATTAGCTTCCTCAACTGTCTCTGTTTTGAAATAAGGCGTAGGACAGGCAAATAATTTATTCAGTGACCTTAAATCATAAAGTCCTTTATCTAGATCTTCAATCTGCCTTAATACCATAGCTACTTTAGGAATGACCTCATTTACTTTATTTAATCTTCCGGAGAATTTTTTATAAACAAATTCATTCGGATGTAAAGTAACCTCTTCAGACGAATTATCTTTCTTGTAAGTAACTTTTTCATAAATACTGTAATCATCATCTTTAGCGGTAACTTTGTATTTATATGTAGCATAAGAAACAAATCTCACCTTTACTTGCTTTTTTTCTTCATCCCAAGATAATCTACAAAGAAATTTCCCCTCAAGTTCTACCTCTTTTGCAAACTCTTGAGGATTTTCTTCATCCAAGTCATTAAATTCCATAAAATCTTCAACGAACTCTAATTCTCTTGAATTCTTCTCGTTACTGTCTTTGTCTTTCAATACTGGCTTTATACCTTTACCTATAATATAAGAGCTCCTTATATCAATTATCTGCCTTGTTTGTTGTATTCCCCAGTCAGCCGTACCTTCATATTTTTTATTTATTTCGTTTACAGCTTCATCAACTGTATTATAGGGATTGCCAGTATAAGATGAGGCCGTTGAAACATCAGCAGCTAAAATATCTATTGAATTTTGCATTGTCGCTACTGTTTTCTTCAATTCTTTGACTTCGCCAGATTTGAATATTTTAGGTATATTGAATTTCATAATTTAATCCTTTATTCTTTTATAATAATTAGTCTAGCATCATTATTCTAATCAGTTGTCCTGCATCAGCAGATACAGTAACTTGGTCGCAACCCACGTCCCATACAGCACCTCGTGTTACATTATCTATATCTATGTTAATACCAGTTGGGATAGTTCCTAAATTAGTACCTGTACCTATTGACGTAGCTGGATCATATAATCTGTTACCACCCTCGAATAAATGAAAATCTTCATAACCAGAAGAAATAGAGACAAATTCAGCTGTAGTTAGAGATTGTAGACCTGCGGATCCAGTTGCATCACTAGAACCATTAGTA